GCGTAACAGCTAACACCAACGAGACGTATGACGTCTCAACCATCCGAGAAGATTTGCAAGAAGCAATGATCTCGATTTCTCCAACTGACACACCAGTGATGTCTGCTATTGGCCGTCGCAACGTGGACAACACTTACTTCGAGTGGGGCGTAGTATCACTAGCAGCAGCTAGCACTGCAAACCGTGTAATCGAGGGCGAGTCTGCTCCAGGTAACGATGCACCAACTAACGCTGTCCGTCAGGGCAACTACACGCAGATCTCTGACAAGGTCGTAGAAGTGTCTGACACTGCCAACGCTGTAAACGGCGCAGGCGATGCACAGACTACTGCCAAGCAGATCGCTTACAAGCTTAAAGAGCTTAAGCGTGACATGGAGTCTATGCTCTGTGACAACGTAGCAGGTTCTGCCGGTGCGTCTGGCACAGCTCGCTCATCTGCGGGCCTCCCTGCGTTCCTCCGCACTAACGCTGATCGTGGAACTGGTGGTGCTGATGGTACTACTTCAGGCTCTGGCGATGCAGGCTACGTTGATGCAGCGGCAACTGACGGCACACAGCGAGCAATCACTGAGGCACTCCTCAAGAGCGTTATTGCTGATTGTTGGACACAAGGCGCTGAGCCTTCAGTCGTAATCTGTGGCCCTTCACAGAAGCAGACTATCTCTGCCTTTACTGGCAACGCTACACGCTTCAAAGAAGCAGAAGACAGCAAGCTGAACGCTGCAATCGACGTCTACATTTCAGACTTCGGTGAGCTACAGATTGTTCCTTCACGCTTCAGCCGCTCACGCGACGTTCTGGTCCTCGACCCTAACTACGCACGAGTAGCATACCTCAAGCCTACTTCACAGAAGCCTCTAGCGCGTACCGGCCATGCCGAGCGTCGCTTGATCTCTGTAGAGTTTGGTCTGCAGGTAGACAACGAAGCAGCACACGGCGTTATCGCTGACGTGAGCTAAGTCGGATAGGCCGGGATCTCTTCGGGGGTCTCGGCCTTTTCTATGAGGTAAGCATGGCAACACCAAGAAAGGGTAAGGCCAAAGTAAAGGTCACAGCGTCTGGCAAGAAGGTCAGCTACGGTCAGGCCGGTAAGGCTAGCGACGGTGGGGCTAGAGTTAAACCCGGAACCAGTAAGGGTGACTCATACTGCGCTAGATCTCTTGGGATCAAGAAAGGCCTCTCGAAAGCAAAGCAGAACGACCCCAACACGCCCAACAACCTAAGCCGAAAGCGGTGGAAGTGTAGTGGCGCTAAATCAAAGAAGAAATAGAATGCCTAAAATTATATGCACTACTCCACGCCAACCGTGGATCGATGGCTCTCGCTACCAGAAGGGAGATGTTATTGAAGTCACTCCTGAGATGGTTAAGAAAGTGTTAGAAACAGGTTTCTTTGAGGTAGTAGAAGATGTCAGTAAACGAGAAGATAACAGCGGAGGACAACAAGATACAGGTAGTCCGAAGCCAAGACGTAAGCGGAATCCTAAAAGAGATTCATGATTTAAGAGATCACGTCCCTTCGATGCACGGCGATGCCAAAGCACGTTGGGTAGGATCTATCCCCCTGGTCATTGCTGAGCAATGGTCACGCGAGTGCGGTGCATCTATCGGCACTCAAGAGTACGCCAAGTACATCCGTCGCAAGCTGTCAGATCCTGACTACAAGAAGCTGCTAGTAAAAGGCTATTAAGGCATGACCAGTGACGCATCTATTTCTATTAATGGTGTTAGTGAATGGCGAAGTTCAGTCTTCGGACATGTACTTCTATGACATCAATAGGTGCAACTATTTTGCAAATGCGATTGTCACAGGAAAGGTAGAGCGGACACTTAGATACGAGCCGAGAGGCATTGCCCTTGCTGCCTATTGTTTACCACGAAGGGCAGATCCCGAAGTAGTGAGGCCGTACTAATGGACCCCTTAACTATAACAGCGTGTATATCTGGTGCTAGTAAAGCCTATAACATGATTACCAAAGCGGTTAACGCCGGTCGTGAAATAGAGGACACAGCGCAGTACATAGGTAAGTTTTTTGACTCCAAAGAAAAACTTCTTGAGATAGAGAAAGAGAATCAGCATGGCCCTAAATTCCTGCGAGGCTCGTCTGTAGAAGCTCAAGCTCTAGAGATACAGATGGCTAAGCATAAGACTCAGCAAATGGAGGCTCAGCTACGAGAGATCATTGTTCTGTATGGACCCGGAGAAGCGTTTTATAACGAGATGCTTAGGACCAGGAGAACCATACGAAGACAGCGGCTAGAGGCTGCTGAGGCAAGAGCCAAAAGAAAGCGCCTTATAATTGACGGCATGGGTTATGCCTTTATTGGAACAATTCTATTTGCCTGTGTCATGGCGGTGGTGGGAGTAGTAGTTTGAGTTTAATAGATTACGCTAAAACAGAACGCCAACGCCAAGCTATAATAGCGTGGCAAGACTGCGGTGAGGTTGTTGCTAAAGCGGCGGGTGTCTTGGGTGTTTCTCCGTCTACAGTACGCGACCATATTGGTGCGGTTAAAAACGCTGCGGCTGCGGCGGGCTATACAGAACACTTCGACAGCAGGTACCTAGTAGGGCCAGGGGAGACAGTGACCGGTCGCAGTGTCTACGTTGCCGACCCAGATGGGAACAAAACTTGGCTAAAAACGAAGAGGACTGCCACAGAGGCTGAGAAGGCAGACGCCTTTAATGCTTTCGTGGAGCAGCTCTGTCAGGGCGTTATCCCGGTAAAGCGAAAAGCTAAGGGCAAGAAGGTCCGCAAGGATGACCTTATGCCTACCGTGATAATCGGTGATGCGCACGTTGGGGCACTCGCATTCAGGAAAGAGACAGGTGATAGAGACTTTAATGTAGGCAAGGCCACCCAAGAGATAGACGAGGCGATCTGTACGCTCGTTGAGCAGATGCCAGAAGCTAAAAACGGGCTACTAGTCAGTCTGGGAGATCTGGCACATTCAGACCGGGCGAACCCATCTACTACCACGAAGGGCACCTTGGTAGACATGTCCTGCTCTTACGAGGATCAGCTCAGAGCATGCGCCCAGGTTCTAATGAACGGCGTTGAGCAGATGCTTACTAAATGCGACAACGTGACTCTGGTAGTCGCCAGGGGAAACCACGACGATCATACGAGCCTGGCTATTCAGGTAGTGCTTGAGGTTTACTTTAAGTCTGAGCCAAGAGTAAATGTGCTAAAATCATCTCAGTATGTGCATTATGTGAGATGGAATAAGTGGCTTCTAGGCATACACCACGGCGATAAGATAAAGGCTGCTAAACTTGCTCAGATCATGCCAAGGGATATGCCAAAGGATTGGGGCGAGACCACGCACCGTCAGTTTTTGGTGGGCCATTTCCATCATGCCTCAGTGCAGGAATTCGAAGGAATTACCGTGTCCAAGCACGGATGCTTGGCTCCACCAGACCACTGGCACTCAAGTATGAAGTTCCAATCAGCACACACGATGGACCTAATTGTTTACAAGGCAGAGGGAGGCAAGCTGATGACTTGCACCTACGAGATCCCTCGAGAGTACGATCAAGCGAATGTGGTGTTCTAATGGATTATCAAGTGATGTTTAACGTGGCAATCGCCTTAGCAGGGTTTGTTGTGGGATGGCTAGTCAATCGCGTGTTTGCGCTTTTAGATCGTATTGACGCTGATATGAAAGCTATCCCCATGCTTTATGTAACCAAGGACGACTACCGTGAGGACATCCGAGAGATCAAAGAAATGTTAGGCGCTATATTTAAGCGACTAGACAATAAGGCTGACAAATGAAACTTGACCCGGTAATGCTGACAATGGCCTGCTCGTGGTCAATGAAGGCATACAACGACAAGAATAAGGACTCTATTAAGATTGAGTCTGCGCTGACCTCTACTACCGCATTCGTGGTCAAACGCAAAACCATAGACATCATCGTGTTCCGTGGAACACAGCAGGTGAAGGACTGGGCGTTTAACCTGATACCATTCCCAGTGCCCTATGCCGGGCGACTATGCCACGCAGGATTTGCAGCAGCTCACGCTTCAATTTGGAGCGAGATAGAGCAGCATATAGACTACAACAAGCGCACCCTTATTTGCGGCCATAGCCTGGGCGGTGCCCTAGCAGAGCTGACAGCAGCTAAGCTAAACGGTAAGCACGACAACCTTCACCTAATTACCTTCGGCAAGCCTAATACCTTCTTTAAGGGATCAAAGAAGCCGATGACGCTAGACAATCAAATCTCTGTAGTAAATGGCAGCGATGCAGTGTGCCGGGTTCCCAGGCTCTGCTACGGCCCTAGTAAGTCGCAGGACATGCTCTACTTCTCTAATGGCGGCGTGGACTACATTAATCCTAGCAAGTACCTTCGCAAGAAGGACAGGGGCTACAAGGATCGCATCTCAGATCATTTTATGGATGGTTACAAAGAACGACTAACTAAATTCCTAGAGGATCAGAAAAATGGCAAAACTGGCGTTGATATTTAGCATATCCCTACTCATGGCATCCTGCACTACGGTTGAACAGGTGCGAGAAAACAAGGAACTCTACTGCTCAGGCGTGTACAAAGGAATGCGGGCTGTAGGTCGCTCTGCGTTATCGGCTACTACCGGCGTTATTGTAGAGGACGTGTGCGACACGATAGACAGAATAGTCGCAGAAGATGCTTAAAATAGGAAGCCTGCTCAAGACACTGGCCCCTACGCTTGCACAGGCCGCAGGTGGGCCGATGGCGGGCATGGCAGTAAAGATGGTCGCCTCAAAGCTAGGCGCTCCTGACGCCTCTGTAGAGACGATAGAGAAGATCCTAGAAACTCAACCCGAGAAGGCTGTGCTAGTTAAGCAGGCAGACGGTGAGTTTAAGGACCGCATCCGAGAGATGGAGATTGACCTCGAGTCATTCAAGGCTGAGGTAGACGACCGGAAGGATGCCAGGGAGAAATTCTCTGATGACCCCACGCCTAAGATATTCGCTATGGTCGCACTGATTGGCTTTATCGGCTATGTGTTCATGGTTACCATACAGCCTGTAGACGCAAACGACGACGGCGTAGTAAACCTCATTCTCGGGTACCTCGGCGGCTTAGTCAGCGGCATAAGCGCGTACTTTTTTGGTGGCACCAATGGAAAAAAATAACATGCAAGACCTGATCGACATGCTTAAGCGCCACGAGGGCGAAGTTAAAACAAATGGCCGTCATGTTGCTTACATGTGCCCGGCGGGTCACTGGACTATCGGAATCGGACGAAACGTAGACCCCAATGGCGGTATAGGCCTTACTGACGAAGAGGTAGACATGCTGCTAGAGGGTGACATCCTCCGGGTCATAAAAGAGCTAAGCGCAGAGTACCCCTGGTTCAATAGCCTAGACGATGCGCGAAAGAATGCACTGATAGACATTAGCTTCAATCTTGGGGCTACACGTTTGAGACTGTTTAAGAAGGCACTGGCCGCTATGGAGGTGGCAGACTACAGCCTATCAGCCGACGAGTTTATGGACTCGAGGTGGGCAAAGCAGGTCGGATCTAGAGCTATTGAGTTAACAGAAATGATTCGCAACGGTAAATAAAACTGTTGCGATGATGTAAACTGATCTATATACTGTCCTCTCCAATAACAAAAGGAGAACGACATGGATTTTCAAGAATTCCCCAAGGCTCAGGCCTTTTCAGATTACCTATACGGTGAGGGCTTTGATGCTAATCCGTATCCTAAGAACTCTGCTGAGTATTTGCAGTACCAGTCTGAAATGAACTCTCTTTACCGCACCGAGCTTAAGACTCGCATTGAGCAACTTAATGGAGAGCCGTCATGCCTGTAGATATCCACGGCAAGAAATATCACACCGTCGCAGAGCGTGTTGCTGCTTTCCGCTCAAAGGGAGCTGACCTAACTATTGAGACAGAGATTGTCCGATGGGAAGGTGAAGACGTGGTAGTTAAGGCGTCAATAAGCGACAACGGTAAGCTAATTGCTACTGGCTTAGCTCACGAGGTGCGTGGCTCTACCAACATCAACAAGACCTCACACGTTGAGAACTGCGAGACCTCAGCTATTGGTCGAGCACTTGCGGCGTTTGGTTTGGGTGGTACTGAGTACGCTACTGCTGATGAGGTTGCCAACGCTATATCTCAGCAGAACGAAGCTAAAGCAGGAATATCTCAGAAAGAAGTTTACGAATTACTTATTGAGAATACGGCTACGATGCTAGCTTATGGCGAGTCAATCATGGCTATTAAGGCAGGCATATCATTGGGCGATCTAAGCTCTGCGTCCGAGGAATGGTTTTCTTTAGACAACGACGTTAAGGCTCTACTCTGGAAAGCGCCTAGCAAGGGTGGTCCGTTTACTACCAAGGAGCGGGAGGTTATTCATTCTACCGAATTCCGCACAGCTAATGGGGGTGGAGATGAGCCAGAGGCTAAGGAAAGCTGAGAAAGGAAAGCGCTATAAATTATGCGAATGCTGTAATGAAAGAATCAAGATCCGTAACGATTACTTGATATGCGACAACTGTGTCGCGCTGAATAAACTTATTAACTCAAACTGGAAGGCATCAAATGGAATACGACAACACTAACACCGGCGTAAGCTTTAAGAACGATAAGAAAGCAGAAGATTGGCAGTACGATTTTAATGGCAGTCTAGATTTTGAAGGCATCCCTTTATTCTTAGACTCTAAGTGGTACCCGCCCCAAAATGGCAAAAAGGGGTATTTCCGTCACAAGGTTAAGCGCAAGCAGGCTAAGCAAGACTCTGCCCCTTCCCCCGCACCTGTCGCGTCTGCTGATCCTGTAGATGACCCGTTTTCGTCTGACGTTCCGTGGTAGGAGGCATTGTGGCTATTCACTTTGGCAATGCTCTAATTGAGCTGCAAGAAAAGAAAAAGGTCTCGTCTGCTGAGCTAGCGACGAGGCTAGGGGTCCACAGGCAGCGCGTCCATTACTTACGCAATCAGGCCGATGTCAGGCTGAATGTTTGCGCTGAGGTGAGCGAGGCCCTGGGGGTTAATCTGAACACGTTTGTAAGGATGTGTAAGGTATGAAGCATTTGAGGATTTTCCAAGATCCTCAGAAGGCTATTACGGATGCTGCGTGGCTGACTCAGAGAGCAGAGGCAGACCACGCGCTCGTAATTACCAACCGAGGTTTTGTAGTAATACCTACCGAAGAGCTTAAGGGTGATGAATTGATAGCGGAGATATTTAATTATGAGGCCGAGACAATACGCTGCTCACATTATGACTTTGACGACTAGAGAAGAGCGGCTAGAGGCTTTAGCCAAGGTGCCAGAGCAGTGCCGAGAGCTTACCAAAAAACATGTGGAGATAGCATATGAACGAAAAATTCTTCGAGGATCTAAAAGCGGTCTCAATAGCTCACGCAGAAGCTGAGGCTGACAAGTGTCACCTCATGGAATATCGCAAGACGCTTAAGAGCCTGCTAATGATTGAGGCTGAAACAAGTGATGCTAAGATGCCTATAGCAAAGCAGGAGCGGTACGCCTACGCTCATCCTCGCTACGTTGAGCTGCTTAAAGGTTTAAAGGTAGCAATTGAAAACGCTGTCAAATTCCGTCACCAATTTACGGTAATGAATATGAAATTCGAGGCAGAGCGTTCCAAGAATGCTCGCGCAAGAGCGGAGGCAGGGCTAAGATGAAAGACTTACAAACTGTGTATAAGTATCCTGAAGACGTCAAAAGATTGGCTAAGCTTCATTCAGTCAATCGCAAGGTATTTAGCATTAAGCTGCTAGAGAGTCGTCTGGAGTCAATGGACCCAGTAACCAAAAGGAGAGCCTGGAGAACAATCAACGCACTTAAGTTCGAGAGGTATTGGGACCATGTATAAATATGAATGCAAAATTGTCCGTGTCGTTGATGGAGATACTATCGATGTTGATATTGATCTTGGTTTTAATCATTGGATTCATGGTGAGCGTATCCGTCTTTTTGGCGTTGATTGCCCCGAGTGCCG